ATAACATTAACAATGCTAAAGATTCGTTTGATTATTTAAAGCAAGCTGCTCAAATATTGGCAACTAATAAACCAAGTTCAGGTCGTTTAGAAAACATTGTAACTGGCACTAGAGAGTTTTTTGGTGGTGGTGGAGAAGCGTCTAAAACAGACGCACAACTTAATGTTTTGGCTGGTGGTTTAACTATGAAACAACCACGATTTGAAGGCCCACAAGGTGTGCTCGATGTTCAGTTGTATCAAAAACTTGCTGGTGATGTAGGTAACCCTAATGTGCCTATTGCTTCTCGTCTAGGTGCAATACAACAAATGATTGAATTACAAAAGAAATATTATCCTAACGCTGATTGGGAAAGTATTGATATTTCAGGACCCGTGGTTAAGAAAAATGTGCTTGGTGGAACTAGAGGATTAGGTGCAAAAACAATGTCACCTACTGAATTTAAACAAAGTTTAGCACCACAAGATAAAGAAGCATTTGAATGGGCTACCAAAAACCCTAATGACCCACGCTCTGCACAAATTAAAAAGCGTCTAGGAGTTGAATAATGGCGTTTGACCCTAATAAATATCTAGCTTCAAAACCTACACAAGCTTCTGTAAATGTGGCTCAAGGTTTTGACCCTGATGCTTATTTAGCCGTAAGTCAAGGCAATATTATTAATACTGATGTGCCTACGGTAGCTGGTCAAGTACCAAACCCGCCTATTGTGCAACCTAAACGCACCATGATGGATTATGTTAAAGCATTATACGAAGTGCCAGCTACAATGATTTCAGGTGCAGCTTTAACTGTGCCTAGTGCTGTATCTGCTTTAGCTACAGGCGAACCGCCAATGGCTATGGCTCAACGCAATATGTATCAGCCTACGAGTGGTGCAAGTCAAGATGTATTACAAAGCATTGGTAGTGCATTTGAAGCGTCTAAACTTCCACCAGTTATGCCTACAGGAATGTTGCCTAGCTATGCTCGTATGGTGCAAGCAACACCCCCACAAGCCCGACAAATAGGACAAGTTGTACAAGAAACAGGGCCAAAAATTGCTCAAGCATTACGCAAACAAGAACCAACTATGGCTGGTGTCGGTGCTGCTGTAGCACCTGAAGCGTTAGTAAGAACACAAATGGCAGAACAGTTGCGTGTGCCTATTAAACTAACTAAAGGTCAAGCAACAAAAGAATTGGGTCAACAACAATTTGAGATTGAAACCGCTAAAACATATCCACAAGATGTTGGCAAACCTATTATTGAAAGAAAGTTAGACCAAAATCAAAGAATATTGTCTAATTTTGACGCATTTATTGAGCCTATTGGGGCAAAAACAGCCGCACCAATGAATTTGTATGAAGTTGGTAAGGTTGTGGATTCTGCTTTGGTAAAACGAGCTAACGAAGCTAAAAAACAAATTAGAAATGCGTACAAATTAGCAGATGAAGCTGGCGAAACACAAGAATTAATTGATGTTAAGCCATTGCAGGCGTATTTAAATGGCTTAGAAGCTGAAGCTATTAATGCACCAATCATTACAAGTGCAAAAATGAAGCTAGACAAGCTTGCACCAAATGGTCAAATTAGCATCAATCAACTAGAAGAAATTAGAAAAATGGTAGGAAAGTTATCAGGCAGCACACCTACTAATATGCAGTTTGGTAAAGAGATTACAAGTCTGATTGACACTTCTACAGAAGGTAAAGGCGGAAATCTATACCAAGACGCTAGAAAATTAAGGTCAAATTACGCTAGAGAGTTTGAAAATGTAGGCGTAGTTGACAAACTATTAAGCAAAAAAGCTGGCACAACTGACCGTGCTGTAGCTTTTGAAGATGTGTTTAATCATGCCATTCTTAAAGGCTCATTAGACGATGTTCGTGCTATCAGTAGAACTTTAAAACGGGCTGGCCATGAAGGGCAACAAGCTTACCGTGAGTTATTGGCACAAACACTTGAGTACATGAGAGAAGGTATCACTAAAAACATTCAAAGGGATGCTAACAACAATCCTATTGTTTCTTCTAAACAATTTGATACGATTGTTAAAAATCTTGATTCCGCAGGAAAATTAGATTATTTGTTTGGCAAAAAAGGTGCTGAAGAAATCCGCAATTTACGAGATACAGCTATTCTTGTTTACGATGTGCCACAAGGTATTAATACAGCAAACACATCAAGTGCATTTACTAAAGTATTTGAAAGGGTATTAAAAGAAATACCTATTGCAGGCCGAATGGTAGAAGCTGGCTCAGAAGCATTACAAAAACAAAAAATAAGTAAACAAGTTCAAGAATCAATCAACTATTCGCCTAGTAAAATGGCTGAAGAATTGAAAAAAGGAATGAAAAATGAGTAGAAACGGGTCAGTTAATGAGTGCGATTGTATTGCCTAATCCTATGGCAAATTCTACATCTTCTCCATCCTTTGTAAATGTGGGTATTTTCCGCAGTAAACTTATGCCCGTATTTGCAATGCGTCATGGCTTGTTTTTTAGCACCACTAGCTTTTCCGCCCAATGCAAGACCATCTTTGTAAACTTTGCGTTTTTTATCTACAAGCTCATCAAAAGTTTTGGCAGTTTTGGCTCTGTTAAGAATAGTGTCGTATTTAAACCCGTATTTTTCAGCCAATTCGCAGACAAGATATTTAACGCCCTCAATAATTATGTGTTTGGTAATTCTGCGATTGCGTTGTTGTTCTTTTTTGCTAGACCATTTGCAATTTTGTGGCGTGTAATCTCCATTGTTATCAATTCTGTCTATGGAATAACCATTTGGTCTATCACCAATATCAGCAACAAATTGATTAAAATTGTTTATCCATTGGTCGCAAACTTTTATACCTCTGCCACCGTAATTTGGGTAATGTTTATTGTTAGGGTTATAACATCTTGCCTTCATTCCTTGCCAAACTTGGTAAAGCGGGTGTGGGTTTTTAAATGGCATCACAATCTCCTTTATGGGGATTATAGCATTAAAAGGTAAAGGAAAACAATCATGTCCCGCAACGGCTCAGGCACATATTCGCTCCCAGCAGGTAATCCCGTAGTTACAGGCACAACCATTGCAAGCACATGGGCTAATAACACACTAAGTGATATAGCTTCTGCTTTAACTGGTTCGGTTGCATCCGATGGTCAAACCCCAATGACGGGTAATTTAGACCTTAATAGTAACAAGATTGTTAATGTCACAGACCCCACATTGGCTCAAGATGCTGCGACTAAAAACTATACGGATACTGCCATTACAACGGCTGGTACTGCTTATTTAGCTAAAGCATCTAACCTTTCGGATGTAGCAAACACTACAACTGCAAGAACTAATATTTCTGCGGCTAAATCAGGCGCAAACTCAGACATTACTTCTTTAACAGGGCTTACGACCCCTTTATCCCAAGCGCAAGGTGGCACAGGAACTACTACGGGATATTATGGATTTAAAAACCGCATCATCAACGGTGCTATGGTGATTGACCAGCGTAATGCTGGTGCTAGTGTTACTCCTACTGACGGACAATACACGCTTGATAGATGGCAAGGATGGGCATCTGCCGCAGGAAAATATTCTATTCAACAAAACGCTGGTTCTGTAACACCACCAGCAGGTTTTACAAATTATTTGGGTGTTACATCATTATCTGCATACACAGTAAATTCAAGTGATTATATTTCCATTCGACAATGCGTTGAAGGTTATAACATGGCAGATTTGATGTGGGGAACTGCCAACGCTAAAACAGTAACTTTATCGTTTTGGGTTCGCAGTTCACTAACAGGAACTTTTGGTGGAGTATTAAAAAATGCAGATAATACTAGAAGCTACCCATTTACTTACACAATTTCTTCTGCAAATACTTGGGAATATAAAACTATAACTATTGCTGGTGAAACAAGCGGGACTTGGCTAACAACCAATGGCAATGGAATTGCGCTTATATTTGGTCTTGGAGTTGGCACAACATTTCAAGGAACGGCAGGTTCTTGGGCTTCTGCAAACTATTGGAATGCCACAGGAGCAACATCCGTAGTAGGTACAAACGGAGCAACCTTCTACATCACAGGAGTTCAACTTGAAGTAGGCTCTACCGCTACTAGCTTTGATTACAGACCATATGGAACTGAATTGGCATTGTGTCAGAGGTATTATTATAAATTTAATCCTAATTCAGCAAGCAGAGCAATGTCTGTAACAGGACAAGCAGTTAGTTCAACCGCTATCGGATTTGCAACTCCATTCCCAGTTACTATGCGAGATAGACCAACATCTTTAGAGCAGTCAGGAACAGCAAGTCATTATCAGGCTTTAGATGCAAGCGCAAATTTAGTCACTTGTTCTGCTGTCCCAGCTTATAATGCCGCAACATCAGTGTATCAAGCATGGACTAACTTTACATTTTCATCAGGGTTTGTTGCTGGCAATGCCGCTTCTCCTTGGGCTGGAAATGCTGGTGCTTATTTAGCTTGGAGTGCAGAATTATGATTTATAAAATGTTACCTAAACAGCAAAACGAACAGCAAATATTTGCTCGTATGGATGATGACGGTTTATGTCGAGTAACTTGCGTTGCTGAGAATCCTGAGTTTCAAGAATATCTAAAAAATGGCGGTCAACTTGAGGATGCCGATGGTAATTTGATGACTGCGGAACAAGCTAAAGCATTTGTAGCTACTTTGTCATAGGTGACTTATGTTTCTAATTGAATGGATATTTGACAAGATGGGTTATCAGAAAAAAATTCAATGGACTAACTCATCCCTGACTTGGGAAGATATTGAAAGGTCATGCCCAAAACCCGTTAAAAAAGTCGCAACTAAACGGAAAACGACTGTAAAAAAGACGGTACGAAAGAAAGCATGATATGGCTAACGAAATTGAAAAAGAAATCGTTAAACAGGCGATTAAAGAATGGCTGAATGAAAAAGTAGCCCAGTTTGGCTGGTTCTCAATCCGTACCATTTTTTATGTGTTTGTCGCTGGTCTTGCCTACGCCTACCTAATAACTCACGGTTGGTCATTGCCTAAATGATTTTAGAAACCATTATCGGTGCGTTAGTGCCAGTCGGTGTAGAAGGCATTAAACAGCTTATAGGGCGTTTTAACGGTGGAGTTCGCCCAACCACCATTGCCGAGCAGATTCAGCTTGATAACAGCGAAATCGCTCGTTTAGAAGCCCTTGCCAAGCTCGATAACCCATACGGGCAACCTAGCCAATGGGTGATTGATTTAAGAGCATCTAGCCGTTATATCGGGGCTTTAACGGTCATTGTTGTGGGTCTATGCACCCTATTCTTACCCGTTGACCAGTATGTACAGCGTATTGGTTTAGAAGCTGCCAACATCGCCTTTGGATTCCTATTTGGTAGCCGTATCATGGCAAACCTAAAGAAATGAGCCGATTTGACGAGTGCTTGAAGCGAATACTGAAGCACGAAGGTGGGTATGTGAATGACCCGCTTGATTCAGGCGGTAGAACCAATTTAGGGGTCACCCAACGGGTTTGGGAAGAATGGGTAGGGCATCCTGTATCGGAAGCCGATATGAAGGTTCTAACCCCAGAAAAAGTAGCCCCCATGTATAAAATGAAGTATTGGAATCCAAGCTACTGCGAAAAACTGCCGAAAGGATTAGATTATGTGGTCTTTGACTTTGCTGTTAACGCAGGAACAGGCCGAAGCGTTAAGACGCTACAATCGGCAATCGGTGTCTTGGCTGATGGCGTTATCGGGCCTAGAACTATGGCAGCAATTAATGGTGCAAACCCTAAAGAACTTATTAACAAGTTTTCAGACGCTAGGGCAGACTTCTATCAAGGAATCGTAGCAAGAAAACCCGACCAAGTTCGCTTTATTAAAGGCTGGCTTAATCGGGTTGAGGAATCACGCAAAACAGCCCTTGAGCAAGATGCAAGTGCAAACGAACAGGCTTAGACCTATCAAAATACGATTGACCCAGTAATCCCGCTTTAAACGGTCAGGGTCATGGATTAGGAACGACTGAAGTCTTAGCATATCCATATCTTCTTCAATGTACTTTGGCTTTTGGTAATACACGCCAATCTTTACGCCTGATTTAGTTCTGTACGGTATGTTCATTTTTTCCCCAACATATCAATAAATCCTAATGCAAGACACAGCTTTTTTTCTAATTCAGCAATTTCTACATTTTTAATGCAAATTTCATAAGATTTATTTCTTAGGATTGATTCTAATTCTCTAATTTCTTTCTTTAATCTTTTAATTTGTGTTTCAGGTTTCATTCAAACTCCTCTGAGTTGGTATCTTCTATGGTGTAAATAAAATCCATGACTTCACTATCGGTATGTAAGTGTTTTTTGGCGATGTCAGGTATAAATTCAACGGCTGTATGCACTTCTTGAACCAGTTGATAAGCTTGATATAACTTGTCAATCATTTCTTGTTTGGTCACGATACACCCCCTGTACGCAATACATAAACAACGGCTGGTATGCCAAACATCAATAAGCCAGCTAATGCACCGACCAATATATCAATTAATTCACCACGATTGTCTTTCATATTTCCCCCTTATCTCCAACGCATCGGTTTGTCATTAATCTTTAATGCAGAAAAATGGCTAATCCTAATTTCTCTAACCGATTCCCATTTAACTAAACCATCAGCATCTTGGTCTTTAATTACACGACCATTTGTGCCTTCTTGGTGTATTACTCTGTCACCTACTTTGAACTGTTGTTGCATATTTCCCCCTGTGTTGATGATTAAATGTTAAGACAACTTAACTATTTGTGCAACTATTATTTATTAGGACAAACCCTAAGTCTTATATAAGAGTAAAAAGACAGGGCAAAATTTGGGGTCTAAAGGCTGTAACGCAGAAAGCCACAAAACTCGTTACTTGACCCATCCTCTTGGCGGTGGCTTAACACCCTGTAAAAGGGTGGGGTGACAGCCCGTGAAAGAGATTTGTGGGCGGGGGATTGCCCAACTGTCACCCCGTAGTCATTATAGTTTGTTTTTAGCCCTATAAAACGCAAGGAGATGGCTAAAACATTCCCACCCGATTCTCAGGTCAGCATCGGGTATCTCTAGTAGTTTAGCCTTATTTTCTTGGGCATTGACATAAACAATGGCACACCGAGCGTTAGGCATCTCAAAACCCATTCTATAGGCCGCCAGTTGCATGGTATGGTCAAAGTAATAGTCAAGCTTATCCACATCCTTTTCGGTGGTTTTAAAGTCGATTACGAACCCGTCAGTCTTGGGGTGAAAGTGGGGTCGGCTAATCAGGTCGCATTTACCGCCATAACCACCGTGAGCAAAGGACTTCTCAGCAACCCATAGCTGTTGCCCAAAATGGGCGTTTATGGTGCTTTCTACGACTCGGACATAGGCTGGTAACTCAGGTAGGTAAACGCCTTCGTAAAACGCTTCTATGACCCCGTGAATCTGTGTGCCACGCTCGGCAGCTTGCTTGGCGGTTTCCTTACTGTCAGCTACAACCCGACTTAGCCAATCTTCCTCAGATTCCCCGTCTAAGCGAGGTAATGTAAGTGCAGCGAGGATGGCTTGCTGTTGTTTCCATACATCGAGTGCGGGTTTTGCCGCACAGCCGATGATGGTGGTAACTGAGGGCAGTAGGCCCAGTTCTCTTGCGTCTTTGACAGTTGTGTTTCTTTCTTTTCCATTCTTGCCAACGATGCGATAGGCTGTATCGCCATTGGGTAAATAGAAATGACCGCTCTCACTTTGATACTCTTTCACTAACATAAATCCCCCTTAAATTCATAATAACTGTAGCACAGCTTCCCTATCTTTAGGGCTATTTACCCTATCCGCACAGGCTTGAACCACCGTTTTAATGACTGTTTCAAGGTCATCAGGGCAGAAACCGATAATCGGTACATCCTCATCGTAGCCCCTTTCCTGATAAGTCTTGACCGTATATTTTTGGTCAATAAAGTCTTTAATCAGATGGTTCATAGCCCCGCTCCTTTCTCAAAATGGGACAGATAAATCCTCATCATCTTCAATCTTTGCGTCTTGTAGTAACTTGTTGACATCCTTTTTGTTACGCATTTCGGCTGATTGCATGATTTGGTCTTTCAAACCTTGCGATAGTCCATCAAATATCGCTTGGTCAAACTTCTGTAAATCAAAGATAAGACAGGGATTTTCGCCTTTTGGCAGCCCTGCCTTTGCCACAATCGTGGGTACTGGCGTAATGGCTACAGCATCTGCATAGGTATTGCCGTTATTGGCGGTACGGTGCTGAACCGTAACCATGCACCACTTGTCCAGTAGGTTGCTAATGTCAAAGCCACGCAACTCATCATCGGTAAATGATTTGCCCCGCCAAGATTCCAAGTCCTTCCGTAATGAAGCCTTATCGCCTAGCGAGAGCGTGTAGTTGCGTGTCTGAATCAGGGGCTTACCGTCATCGGTTTTAAGGTCATCCCCATGTAATTCCCAAAAGAACTTGACCTTGCGTAGCATTTTGGTCTGACCCATATACTCGGAAGTCTGCGTACCCAAGTCAATAATTCGGTATAAACGAGCCAAGTGCGACCCTACTGGTGCAATCTTGAACTCTTTTTTCGGTGCGTTTGAGCCTGTCACAATCATTGTTTTCCCCCAAAAATATTAGAAAAATCGTCAGTAATAGCAGACAAAACGGGATTAACCCTACGCTTGTTAGGTAATCCGCAATGAAACCGAATTAGGTCAATCTCTGCCAAAGTCAACATATCACCATCCTCTGCCTTATCTAGTGCTATCTCAAGGCGTTCTTGTTCAGCCATCATTTCGTTGTGTAATTCCTGTAAGTCATCCATAGTCATCTCCATAAGTTAACAGCAATACGCTGTAATATAATATTAAGACAATTTAAGCGTTTGTGCAAATTTATTTGTAAGTGTTGGAAAAATAGCACAATTCAATGTTAAGATATTTGAATGAAGAAGAAAAAAGTGTTTACCGATAGCCAAATTATCGAGTTACTAGGTGGCCCTACCAAAATAGCCAAAATCTGCAAAATTAGTGTGCCTGCGGTGTCTATGTGGAAAAACACAGGAATCCCCGCAGATAAGCTGGTTTATTTGGGAGCTATGCTAGAACAGGAATCTAAAGGGTTGGTAACCCGTAAGGACTTATTTCCTGATTCGTACTCCTTAATTTGGCCTGAGTTGCGTTGATTTAAAACTGCGTTATACTGTAGGTGCAGAGTGAAGTCTGTTTTGTTGTGCCTACCGCAAAGACCCCTTCGGGTAGCTTTGAGTGCTTAGTAAATGGTTGGTAGGCTATTTCTTAAGCAACTTCACCTTAGAGCTACCTCAAGGGGTTTTCTCTTTCTGTCTAGCCCGTTCTCAAGCGTGTTGCAACGGTAAAGGCTGTAAACCACTCAGAAGCGAAACGGCAGCAATGCCCCATGTTTTTGCCGCTAAATGGGCAAATTTTATGGAACTGTCCTGTATTTCAGGGGAACGAGGTAGTCTTGGTAATAACAGACCTGAGCAAGCAAAAGTACCTTACATTTAGTTACAACCGATTTCCGAAACATCCGAACTCGAATAATCATCCTATCTTCGGATAGGAGTATTACGCCCTCAATCCTTACAAACCGACCCGAATACGGAAAATCAGTTATACAAAAATATAACCTATAAGTAACATAAAATTTACCGTAATTAACCTAAAGGTATATTTGTGTTACAAATTACACAATTTTTGCCCAATCGGTAAATAATACAAAACATAGGGTATATCCTAATATACTCACATATTAAGTAAACTTAATCTACAGTCTTTAACAAGGGGGAAAAATGAAATATTTAGCTGTTTTACTATTAACGCTTGGCATTAATGCTCAAGCTCAGACCTATGTCATTACTAATCCGCAAGGTTATACAACTGGCACAGTTCAGGTTCAAGGAAACCAAGCACAAGTGGTTAATAATCAGGGGCAAGTGGTTCAAAACCTGACCATTTACCCCAATCAAGTTGTTAGCCCACAAGGTTGGGCGATTGGCACACCAAGCTATACCGTGCCGCCTAGCCCACCATCACCACCAAGCCCAAGAGTGTTGCAATGAACGCATACGAATTAGCAGATGAATTGCAAGAACTGGATGCAAAACTGCATTTAATAGTTCTGTTTAAATCAGCAGAAATGCTTCGCCAACAAGCAGACGAAATAGTAGTATTAAAAAGAATACTCGCTGATGAAGGTATTACAGTTGGTTATGATTATTTAAATGATTGTGTTGCCATGCTAAGAAGGGCTAAACAATGAACGCATACGAATTAGCAGACCAATTAGACAATGTGAAGTATCAAAATGGTGCTAAACCATTTGAAATGTATGCCAATATGCTTCGCCAACAAGCAGACCGAATAGCGGAGTTGGAAAAACAGACAAAACCGCTAGATTATGAAGAAATATGCGAGATTTGGAAAAAGTTGTGGCAAGGCGGAAACATTGGTCATATTGCATATACATATGCAAGAGCAATAGAAGAAAGGCATGGGATTAAATGACCACATTCACAACTGAGGACAGAATCCACGCCTACAGCCATTATGTGTTGCTAGATGAACACGGACAGGCGATGCGTACCGTCAAGACTAAGCACGAAGCAGATACGCTTATTAAGACCTACACGGATTGGTCGTACAAATTTGTAAAGCATGAGAAACAAAAACTGGACTTGCCCGATGCTCCTTTTTAAATGGATTGGTACTGGGCTTTGCTTAGTCGGTATCGGACTGACCAGCCTAAATGTTTACCCCGCCAATATCTTGTTTGGCTTTGTGGGTAGCGTGATGTGGGCGATAGCTGGCTGGAAGCAAGACGATTGGGCGTTATTTTTAGTAGAATTTGCTGCGGTACTCATGTATTTCTTTGGTATTTATTTGTATGTGTTCAACAATTTAACTAAATGGGGGATTTAGTGTGGAATTTGAAGCATTTTGGGAAATGTGGCCTAAAAAAGTGGCTAAGAAAAAAGCTGAATCTGCTTGGTCTAAACTCACCTTGCTTGAAAAGCGAGAAGCTTTGGAAGCCTTGCCAAAACACAGAAGATACTGGGATTTAAAACAAACTCATATTGACTACATACCATATCCTGCGTCATGGATAAACGGCTGTCGTTGGGAAGATACCTTAGACATGACCCCGCCAAAGCCAAAAGTGGATAGGTCGTGGATGTTTAGCCAACAAGGAATTGAAGCCAAAGCCAAAGAACTGGGTATTTTAGGTAATGGCTACGATACCTACGAAACACTAAAGAAAAAAATTATGCACAAGTTAGGAATGGAACTTGAATGAGCATAGGCATAGGTGTGCGGTACGGCAGTTATGCAAGTGGCGGCATGAATGGGGGTTGGCTAAGTTTAGAGAATACCTATCAAATTACAAACTTGATAGTCAATTACTAACAGATTTTGCTGACCAATGGACTAAAGGTAACAAAGGTAATCAGGGGGAATGGGTTGATTAGGCAGGCCAAAATTGAGGATGTGCCATACATTGTGTCTTTGTCTAAAAAAGAATCATTTTGTCTTGGCTTTATTCCTAAACCAGCTTACGAAGCGGCTATTACTGGCGTGAAAACTGGTAAACGCTGGTCAACCACTTGTAACGATAAACTGTTTGTTTGCGAAGAAAATGGTGATTTAGTTGGATTTGTAATGTTTTCTTATGGCAACCCCGCCAAATGTAATCAAATTTGCATACAGGAAGATGCAAGGCTTATTGAGCGTGGCAAAGCGTTGCTGACGGCTGCCATATCTCATGGTAACTTGCGTGGCATTGAAGATTTTGCTTGTGGTTGTGCTGATGATTTGCCCAGTAATTTTTTTTGGAAAACGATGGGATGGGTTCAAGTTGGCAAACGCAAAGGCATAAGCCACAAAAACACATGGAAAGAAACAAGCAAAAGAACTGTAAATATATATAGATACCAAACAAATAGCTTATTTGTAAACCATTTTGGAATGATATTACCTAAAGAGGATGTGACTATAGCGATATGAAAGAATATGACCCACACGAAGCAATCGACTTTATATTTAAAACCGCACCGCAATACGCTAAAGCCTGTGGCGAATTAGCCCAGTTGGAAGCCTTTAGGCACAGTTTAAAAGCTATCAAAATGGCCCAAACAGATGAGCAAAGTCTAGGCGGTCAAGAACGAGAAGCATTGCGTAGCCAAGAATACCAAGACTTATGCAAAGCGATTGGTGTAGCTACAGAAAATAAAGAAGCCCTGAAATGGCAATTAGAAGCCGCCAAGATGCGAGTAGAAATTTGGCGAACAGAACAAGCATCTAATCGGAATATAGATAAAATGGTAAAATAAACAAAACCCCAAAGGTTCTGACAAACCAATGGGGCTTCTAACCACCACAATATAGAGGTATTGCTATGGCTGACCAAATTTTACTCCAAGATTTACATAAACTTTTTGAATACAAAAACGGCATTTTGTATTGGAAGATTGATAGAGTTGCAAACAAATTAAAAGGTAAACCCGCAGGATGTTTAGATGGCAGAGGTTATTTGCAAACAAGAATTAATAATGTTTTGTATAAAAACCACAAAATTATTTATGCCATGTTTCACAATGTTTGGCCTAAATTAATTGACCATATTGACGGAAACCCATTAAACAACAATATTAAAAATTTGCGTGAAGCTACGGTTTCACAAAACACCATGAATTCTAAAATGTATTTACACAATACATCAGGTGTTAAGGGCGTTGAATGGAACAAAAGATTGCAAAGGTGGACTGTAAGAATACAAGTAAACAACAAAAGAAAATATTTTGGTTGTTATAAAGATATTGATTACGCCACTTTTGTAGCCGAAGCTATGCGTTATAAGTATCATGGTCAATTTGCTAACAATGGAAAATAAAATGAGAGAGTTTGCAGAAGTTTATTTAGACCTAACCCGTGCCATTAAACGCCTACATGAAGCCAAGCTAAAGCAAGACCATGTAAACGCTTACTTGATTAGCTGCGATGTAACGGACTTTGCCCAAGAACTTGAGGATGTACTCCAAAGAGATGCAAACATTCAATAAAATCATGCGTAACGCCTATGCGAGCCACATTGATTATGGTGCGTTTATGGGCTTAATACTTAACAATCCTAACTTTTGCCCAAGCAATATTGATGGGATAGCCGAGCGTAATGGCAAGTTTTTGGTGATGGAGTGGAAACGCCCAAACGAGAAGGTCAGTAAGGGTCAACAGTATTTATTACAAGCTTTTGCCAAAACGCCTAACTTTACTGTTGTTATTGTGCAAGGCAATACTGACGAAGGGCTGGTCATTCAAGATTTTTGGCAAGTACAGCACTACGGCTCTTGCACTAAAATCGGCACGGGGGTTGATGAATTTAAAGCCTTTTATTTAATGTGGTATGAATACGCAAACGAAAAAACACTATGACAAAGTCGCTCGGCTCGGCTGTATTTTATGCAGACAATACGGAATTAAAGACACCCCCGCAGAAATTCACCACATTAGAAGATTTGGTGGGCTGCGAGAAAACGCAGAGGTCATACCGCTATGCCCCGAACATCATCGAGGGAATACAGGCGTTCACGGACTTGGAGCTAAAGGATTTGAGCGTAGATACAATCTTACTCAAGAAGATTTGCTTACCTTCACGACACGGTTGCTCGCTATAAATGAATGATTTAGCACTTTATTTTGGCATTGTCATCTTAACGCTGCCTTTAATATCCCTGTTTATAGTTCTAAAGGGTCAAATCCCAACTCGTTAGCCACCGCTTTGGCACGGTTTCTAAAGGTTTTGTCGTGCTTAGTCCACGCATGGGTCACGGTATTCCAACGGCTTGCATGAATCATCTCATGGGCCATAGTCCTAATGACTGTATCTAAATGCCCACACCGAGCGTCAGAAATGGTAATTACATGGGCGTGGGTTTCTCCATCGTCATATAGATAAGTGCCCATAGCGTCAGGGTCACTATCCACAATAAACTTAATTTCTTCAGGTAACGGCAAATCCCAAGACGCAAACGGCTCAACGCAATAAAGCATTGAGTAAATGTTTTCGATGATTTTGGGTGTTAGCTTCATACCGCAAGAATCTCGCCCCTAAACATTATTTCGTCTTCCCCATAGGTCATAACCATTTCAGGCATTAGTAACTGACCCCTATCCCACGAAGCCAAGATAAAGCCTTGACGCCAATCTTTAGCGTTATCCTCAGTATATTGGAAGCTTTCATGGTTGATGTCAGCTAATGTGCCTGTTTGTACGCCCCAATAGGTCTTTTGGTCAAAGGTTGAGATTGGGCTACAAGTGAGCACATGGGTGTGACCCGTAAAGATATTACAAAAACTTGCTTGCACATTGTTATAACCAGCGTACCGACCACCTTTATGCCTGTGTTTAATTACAGTATCGTCATTAACCCAAAACGACCAACAAGTTTCCCAGTTTGGAAAGTGGTATTTAAGGTTAAAGCCATCCACCCCACTAAACTCAGGCGCACGGGCTACAAGGGCAGCTTCATACCGCATATCGTGGTTACCCAAAGTCCAAATCAACCGACAGCCTGCTGGTTTAACCTTTTCAATAGCTTCTAAATGGGTTTTACAGTAATTTAATTCGTCTAAAACGCTTGGTTTGCGGTCATAGTTAATGGATGGAAAACGGCTCAATACCGCCCCGTCAAACGCATCTCCATTGCAGATAATGGCTTTTGGCTTGAAATGCTCAATAAACTTGAGTAAAGCCTTAAATGCGGTGGTGGTTTCATCGGTAAAGTGGGCATCCGAGAATATGATGACACGCCCTTTTTCTAACTCCATTCCCCGTCTTACGCTATGTTGCGTTGCTTCTAAGCGTACTTTTAACTTTTCTTCTCGTTTTTCCCGTTCTACCTTTGCTTTTTCCGCCAGTTCTTTGTTTTTGTTTAACTTGTAATTTGGGTCGGTATCCAACTTAATGTTGTATCTAACTTCGATTGACCGCCTACGAGCCATGATGTTGCGTACATTAACCCCTGTGACTTTTGATAAAGCAGCAGGGCTTGGATTTTCACGCCACTTTGCTATAAATTCGTCATCACTTAGAAAATATCCGTACTGATTTGAACCCATAAATAGCCTTGACTATGATAAAGTTAGCCTATATTAACTTAATATTGTTAAAAAACAATGGCATACGCTCGGAAAGTAGATGTTAACCAAGCAGAAATAGTAGAAACCCTAAGAAAAGCTGGGGCTGATGTATATATTCTATCAAGTGTAGGAAAAGGAATACCCGATTTGATGGTGTGCTTTAATGGCGAAACTATCTTGATGGAAGTCAAGCGTGATGCAAAGGCTAAGTTCACCAAAGACCAACTCAAGTTCATTGCGAACTGGAAAGGTGGCCCATTGAGTCGGGTGGATAGTTCGGAAGCCGCACTACGGGCGATTGGATTAATTCGTGTTAGTGACCAATCTTAAAGTTACCGAATACAACCAAGACTACTATGACGAGCATAAAGATGCTGGTTTAGATTATCTTGGGCATGGCTACTGGCAAGAAGAATACGCCAAAATGGTCGTAGAAGCCTGTAAAACGCCCCGTGACGGCTTTGTGGTTGATGCTGGATGTGCGTGTGGCTCAATCTTAAAAGGCTTTCAAAAGCAGAATATGAGGGTTTTAGGGGTAGATTTAAACCCACACATGATTGGGTTAGGTCGTACCCATTTTGGGTATTATGCCCATGAGCTACATTGTGGCTCAATTTCTGACACACCAGCCCTGACCGAAAGCGTTGATTTGGTGCATACCGCCCAAGTCTTAGAACATATCCCGCAAGAACACATGGATTCTATCCTTCAAGAATTTTCAAGAATTATCAAGAAAACAGGGCGTGTGTTTGTTTGCCTAGACGCAATTAAAGACGGGGAAACCAAAGAAATGTATATGGGTGACCCTACTCATGTGAATATTCAACCCACCGATTACTGGACTAAGCTCTTTGCCAAGCATGGATTTGCGTTTGACCGTGAAGCCTACGATAGATTTGTTCGGTCTAACTACAAGCCAACAGCCGACAAAGACAACAACTTTTTTACCGAATATCCGTATTGGAGTGTGTGGATTTTGCAAAAAACCTAATATAATTGCATAAATACAGGAGTTTCCTATGCAAGAGAACTGTTCCCTATTTGTAGCAACATTACTACATTCTGCGACAAACACGCATTTTTTTCATTGGAGTACGGACTCCTACGCAAAACATCAAGCTCTTGGCACTTATTACGATGAGGTTGTGGATTTAGTTGATAGCTTTGCTGAAGCCTACATGGGTAAATACGGCAAACTGACAACATTCCCAAGCGTTTACCACCAGCCTAAAGACCCAATCCGTTACCTAGAATCCTTACAGGCGTTTGTAGCGGATGCTCGCCAAGATTTGCCACAAGATTCTGACTTGCAGAATTTAATTGATGGCATTGCTGATTTGATTAATACAACAACCTATAAGTTGAAATTTTTGCGATGAAACAATGCGGTATCTATCTGATTCGTAACAGAATTTCTGAAAAATTCTATGTTGGTTCATCTATTGATATTGACAGGCGTTGGACTCGGCATTTAGACGATTTAAGTAAAAACAAACATCATTCAGTTAAATTACAAAATTCTTGGAATAAACATGGTAAAGAAAATTTTGATTTATTTGTTATCCAAAAGGCAGATTTTTCTAAAATTCAAGAATTAGAACAAAAATGGATTGATTTATTAGATGCTTATCATCATGGTTATAACTGTACTCCAATAAGCCAAAACATAGGTTTGTTGCCAAAAACAGCCGAACATAAAAGAAAAATAGGTCTAGCTCATAAAGGTCGCAAATTAAGCGAAGAATCAAAAGACAAAATACGCCAAAAAATGATTGGGAAAAAAAGAAAGCCACATTCAGAAGAAACTAAGGCAAAAATGTCACAATCTAACAAAGGCAAAGTAAGAACTGCTGAAATGAGAGAGCATTTGTCTAAAGTTAAAACTGGTGTTCCACACAAAAGAAAAATGACAGATGCTCACAAAGCTGCTTTACTTGCGGGTAGAATGAAAAACAAAGATAATTCTTTAAACATTTGAAATAAAAGGATATTTTATGCCATTAGTTAAATCAGGCAGCAAAGAAGCGGTCGGCAAGAACATCAAAAAAGAGATGGAAGCTGGCAAACCCAAAAAACAAGCTGTTGCTATCGCTTTAGCTACTGAGCGTAAATACGCTAAAGGCAGCCGTAAGAATAAGCTAGAAGAAGCATACGGCAAATACATTGAATCGAAATCTTGAAATTTCTTGAATTTTCTTGAAAATGAGCCGCCAAGACCAAATCCGTGCTGCGATGGATAAGCACGATAAGCCGATTCCCAAGACCACAACTGGTAAAGGCAAGAACTATCTGCCTACAGAACAGGGTGCAGGGATGACCGCCAAAGGTCGAGCAGCTTATAACCGCAAGAACAACGCAAATTTACAAGCCCCCCAAAAAAGCGGGCCAAGACACGATAGCTTTTGTGCTAGGTCTAAAGGCTGGACAGGGGAACGAGGAAAAGCAGCAAGAGCGAGATGGGGTTGCTAATATGAAAGACGGACTATACGCAAATATCCACCGAAAGAGGGCTAGAATTAAGGCGGGGTCAGGCGAAAAGATGCGTAAGGTTGGTAGCGAAGGTGCTCCAACTGCCGAAGCATTTAAAGAATCCGCCAAGACTGCTAAAAAGCCCCGCAGACAAATGATTGCTGACGCTATGAAGGATATGTAATGGTTAATCAGAAGTTAGCCGCCATGCTTAGACTGTTTGACCCACATGGGGCTGATTATGACTACACAACCGCTATTGCTGCTGGTATGCAACCACAACAAGAATCGGGCGAAAACAAAGGGCATTGGGGTTCAGTAGCCCCGACACCTTTGCAATATCGTATGGACTATAACTTGCCTGAAAACTCTTATATGTTGCTAAAAGGTGCAGCACACCCTACATTTCAACTGGGAGTTCAAGGCGAACAAGATAGGGGTTACCAAGTTATGAAGTTTGGTGACCGTTACTTTTCATTACCGCCCGACTTCATGAGGAAATAGTATGTTTAAAAAAGAAAAGATTAAACCTGAGAACTCTTTGCTGCAACCGCACAAAGAAACCACATTAGAGAAAAACCAAAAGATGCGTGAGCGTAGAAAAGTTATGCTAATGAAGCACTTTAATAAGTTTCAAAAGGATATGGCATAAGCCTTCTTTGTAGTATAGAATTACCCTAACTAAATCAATCACTTGAGGTAGTATGAGTAATAAACAATTAAAAAATAATCCTAAAGGGGCAGGCAGACCGCTTGGAAGCCCTAATAAATCCACCGCATTGGCTAGAGAAGCCATAGCACGCTTTGTTGATGGGAATAGTCATAAACTTCAAGAGTGGCTAGAAGCCATTGCTGATGACCCTAAATACGGCCCTAAACAAGCGTTTGACTGCTTTATGCAAGTGGCTGAATACCATGTTCCTAAATTAGCCCGTACTGAACACACAGGAAGCGAAGAAAAACCAATCCGTTATGTTATTTCATGGAAGAAGTAGCCGACTTTCAGGATGTAAACATAGAACTGTATAAGCCTAGAGATGTATTTCTAGACTTCCATGACCGCCAACA